AGCAAGACGCTTGCGTGATGATTTAAAAGTGTTCTATTTCACACACCCTGAAACTATTGAAGATGGTGGTGAGATTGTAGGATACAAAATCAAAACTGCAGGTAAATTGATTGATAATCAGATTGTTCTTGAAGGCTTACTAACTGTGTGTTTATATACACATGTAGAAGATAACAAGGATGGTTCTGCTAATTATCAGTTCTTAACTAACAGATTCAGAAAATATCCAGCTAAGAGTCCAGATGGTATGTTTGCGGATGTTAAAATCCCAAATAACCTACAACTTGTAGTTGACACAATTGACGAATATTACAAATAACAATTAAAACTAGAAAAACATGTCAGGAATTGGCGGTAACAAAAGACAATCAACAGGAGAAAGCAACTTTTCAAAGAAGGTTGGATTATTTGAAGCAAAGGTAGTTGCTATCAACCCAACTATTGAGGAGTTCAAAGACAAATTAGGTATTGAACTTAAAGAAGACAGTAAAGCTATTGAATATCTAGGCATGAGCCAAGATGGTAATAAAACTGTACGTATTGATGTTTGGCTTGAAGAAGTTAAGAACAAAGATAAGTTTAAGGTGGCATTCTTCCTTGAGAACAAAGAAAGAGAAAACAAAGATGGTACTAAGAAACAATACATCAACACTGTTGGTAGTTGTTCTTGGGCTGATGATGAAAACAATCTTCCTAAATGGTTTACAGATCGTGAGTGTCGTGTAGCCTATGTTGGTGAAGAAGATTTATATAACTTTATGCGTACATGGTTAGGTGATCTTGACTATCGTGATGCTGAAACCACTCTACAATTAGACTGGAGCAAGCTTATGAAAGGTAATGTTAAGGACCTAAGAGACCAAATTGGTGGTGAATGGTGTACAAACATCGTTGCTTTAGCTACAGTGAAGACTGTTGAGAAAGACGGTGAGCTTAAAGAATACCAAGGTGTATATAATAAGGCATTCTTACCAGCTTATACATTAAAGCAATTCAGACTATTAGACTTTAGTAGCTCTACTACACTTAAGCAATTACGTGAGAAGAAATCTAAAGACTTAAAGCCTCATGAGCGTTTTGTATTAGGTATTACAGGTGAATATGGATGTAAAGAGTTCTATACATTCAAAGACATCGCTGATTATAATGCTGATGATAATCTAGTAGCCTCTGATAAGGTGCTAGAAGAAGATGATAGCGACTTTTAATTTGTCCCTCTCCCCCTCTATAAAAAGCCCCTCATCAGTAAAACGGTGGGGGGTTTAAATTTTATACAACTATGATTAACGGAAAGAGAAAAACCAAGCTTACACCAGAATCCGTACTAAACAAGATAACAGACTATGATATATTTAGGTTCTACATGCCTGATAAGAGTTGGAAGCTTAACCAAGTGACCTATTCTCCATTTAGGAATGAGAACAACCCTTCCTTTGTAATAGGAAACAAAAGGGGCTTTATATCTTATATAGACTTTGCTGATACAAGCAAGAGAGGTGATTGTTTTGAATTTGTCAAATCATTACACAATCTGTCTAGTATGGATGACGTACTTAAATTAATAGATAGAGATTTTGGATTAGGTATTGTTACCAAGGGTACAGAGGAATACAAGAGAATAACAGCTGAATATAAACAACCAGATGCTGTTAAACGCTATTCTCTCATCCAGGTGGTAACAAAGAAGTTTACCAATAGAGAACTTGAGTATTGGAATCAATATCATCAGGATATAGAGGATCTAAAGAGTAATAACGTCTATTCTATCAAGAAAGTGTATTTGAACAAGAGTTTGTTCTACACTAGTAGTGATGAGCTTAGATTTGGTTATTTCTATGATGGACATTGGAAGATTTATACACCGTTTGGAGATAAGAAAACTAAATGGCTTCCTAATAATGTTCCTATCACCGCTATGGATGGTAAAGAGGACATACAGAATTGTAAGGTGGCATTCATCAACAAGAGTAAGAAAGACTACATGGTGATGAAGAAGATATTCCCTTGCAGTTGTGCTGTTCAGAATGAAGGTGTTGGTTGTTTCTCTCCAGAGAACCTAGAATATCTCAAAGCTAACTCTGATAGACAGATTCTTAGTTTTGATTCAGATGTTACAGGTGTAACCAACTCACAACAAATCACCAAGCTATTTGATTTTGATTATGCTAACGTTCCCCGTAAGTATCTATCAGAAGGAATTAAAGATTGGGCTGATCTAGCAAAAGCTCATGGTATGGGAGCAATAGAATCTTATTTAAAACAAAAACACATTTTATGACACTGCATGACTTAAAAGAAGCTATTAGAAGCGAAATAGAGTTTCTTGAAACAACAGAAGGAGATGAAGTGGAGTGCATTGGTATTGAGAACCTAGAAGGTATATTATCAAAATATTTTAAAACAGAAATTAAACTAACAGAAGAGTATGAAGACTGAGAACTACAACACGACGAAAGAATTGATTCTTGCAGCAGATATTCCTGCACAGACAAGAACTTACAAACCAGTTAGCCATGGTCAATTGATTGATCTTACAATGGATGGCATTCAGAAGGCTGGATTTGTATTAGACAAAGAAACATACACAGCTAGTACAAATGGTCAGATTGCTAATGGTAGATTTACTATCAAGAATGTAATGGATAGTGAGATGCAATTAGAGATTGGCTGGCAGAATAGCTACAACAAGCAACTTACATTGAAGTTTGCCCTAGGTACACGCATTATGATTTGTCAGAATGGTTGTGTATCAGGTGATTATGGTGCATTTAAGAAGAAGCACGTTGGTGAAATACAATCATTTACACCAAATGCTATTAGTGAATACATCAAGGCTGCAGGCGAAAGCTTTAGAACCATCCAGTTACAAAGAGATGAGATGAAGCAGATTGAGGTTACTAAGCGTACAAAAGCTGAATTGATTGGTAGAATGATGTTAGAGGAGCAGTTTATTACATCTACACAATTAAACATTATCAGCAGAGAATTAACTAGTCCTACACATGATTACGGTGCACCTGATAGCTTATGGGAGCTGTACAACTACACTACATTCGCTATGAAGGAAACACATCCTGCAAATTGGATGAGTAGTCACATCAAAGCACATTCATTCTTTGTAGATGCTTCAGGGATTGTTGTATCTAATAATTCAATAGAAGACTCTTCTATGTTTCAAACCATGCAAATCATGGCAGCTGGAGGAGATGGTCCAGAAGAGATAGAGCAATTTAAACAATTAATAATGGAATTCTAATGAATTGGGAGAAATTAATTTGGAATTGTCAAATATAGTTCATATCTTTGTACAAATTAATCATATGAAATCTGGAATTTATTGTATTACAAACTTAACTGATACTAAAGTTTATGTTGGAAAAGCTGCTAATTTAAGAACTAGATTAAATGCTCATAAGCATCTTCTTAGAAAAAACAAGCATGTTAATATATATTTACAACGTGCTTGGAATAAATATGGAGAAGCTAATTTTGAGTTTAGTGTTATACAGGAATGTGATAGAGATCTGTTACCTGAAATGGAGGCTATTTGGGTTAAAACCAAAAATGCAAATCATCCTGATCATGGATACAATCTAATGGTTGTAGGTAGACAAAATCATCACCATTCTGTAGAAACCAAACTAAAAATGAGAAATGCTAGTATTGGCAAAAAAAAGTCTAAAGAACATGTGCATAATTATACTTTATCTAAGTATAAACGTATAGTGCAGTATGATTTGGAAGGAAACTTCATAAACGAATGGTTAGGAGCTAGTTATGTAAGAGATAAATTAGGTTACAACCAAGGAAATATTACAGCTGTGTGCAATGGTAAAAGAGCTAGTGCACATGGATACATTTGGAAATATAAAAATTAAAATTATGAACTGGACAAAGTTCCAAAACCAGTTTCATCCATCATGGCATAGATTTATGCAACCATTTATCGAAAGCGAAGCTTGTGATAACATCTATAAATTTCTTAAATCAGAGAGTCAGAGGGGCAAGAAGATTGCTCCTCTTTCTCCTAATGTTTATAGATGCTTTCTAGAGACACCTTTAACTGATTTAAATATGGTTATTGTAGGTATGTGCCCATATCATACGTTAAGGAATGGTAATCCTATAGCAGATGGTCTGCTTATGGGCTGTTCTACAACAGATGTGTTACAGCCTTCCCTACAGCAATTCTATGGTGGAATAGAAAGAGAATTATATCAAGGATTAAACCTCACTATACTAAAAAATCCCGATGTCACATATTTGGCTAAACAAGGAGTTCTTATGTATAATGCAGCTTTAACAACAGAAATCAACAAGGCTGGCTCACATATAGACATATGGGAACCTTTTACTAAGTATTTATTTGAAGAGGTGCTATCCTATACAGGAGTGCCTGTTCTATTCTTAGGAAAAGATGCTTCCAAGTATGAGAGAAATGTAC